ACACATTAGGAGATTGAGAAATGATCAAAGATTGGATCGAGAATCGTTTAAAACAACGTTCAACCGTTGATGGAGTGCTTATGGTTGCAGCAGGAGCAGCAATCATTGTGTTCTCGCCACTAACAAAACTTATTGCATATGGTGCAATTGCATACGGTGCCTATACTATTTGGCGCAATTAAAGTTTGCTAATTGGTATATCGCTACTAGCTTTGATACTCCAAACTTTTTTAGCATTTACGCCACGTTGTTGGGCAAAACGTTTTGCATCACAATTTTCACAAACATGGAAATAGTTGTTGTTTAGTCGTTTAGGATCCATGCTTCCTCGTGGGCGCACAAATTCAGTATCACAGTTATCACAACGCAGCACAACCATTGTCTTTTTGCGACAATAGTTGTGTTGCTTTCCTAATTTGCTACGGCGCATATGCCAAGTATCAATCAAATATTCTTTTATAAACATAACTATATTTACATTAAGATTATAAAAACAACCGATAAATATTAGAAAGGAACACTATGAGCATACTTACTTTAACACCAGAAGCAGAGAAACAAATAGATCTTTTGAGCAAAGAGAACGATTGCTACGGCATTACTCTTAACATCAAAGGCGGCGGTTGTGCAGGTTTTGAGTACGATTGGGGTACTATTGCAAGCCCAACAGACTTAGAAGACGGTGACGAAGTTGTAAAAACCTCAAACGGATGTGCGTTTGTAGTAGGAGCTCATAGCCTTATGTTCTTAATAGGAACAGAAGTAGATTATGTAAAAAGTTTGGTAGGCGCAAACTTTGAAATACGCAATCCAAATGCTCAAAGTGCATGTGGTTGTGGTGTAAGTGTAAATTTTGATATGGACAGTTTAGTACCACAGTTTTAAGGAAAAAATAAATGGCAAGAAAAGAAATTGATATCGGTATTGAGGGTAACGACGGTACAGGCGATAGTATCCGTGAAAGTTTTCGTAAAGTAAATGACAACTTTCAAGAACTGTATGCTGTATTTGGACTAGGTGGTAGTATATCCTTTAAAAATATTGATGATACACCAGATAGTTATTTAGGTAATGCAGGCGGCATAGTTGCAGTCAATCAAACTGAAACCGGTATTGGTTTTTATAAATTTATAAGCGATGCATTAGATAACGCTGATACAAAATCTGCCAGTAGAATTAATAACAGTGTTGTTGTTGAATTTGATGATGTGGATCCTGCAACACCTGATCAAAGCGGAACAGTGAAAATTACAATACTAGATCCGCATGTTGAAAGAGATCCTGATCCATCTTTTACAGCTTCTGTTGATTTTGGTGCAGTAGGTGCATATAATAATGCAACTAACACAAAACTAAGAAATACTAGTGGTACCGGAGATGATATAGATACATTAGTAACCCAATGGAATACCACACATTCTTTAAAAGATCCAATTACTGCTACAAATATCATTCCAAGCATTGGTTACAATGATGATACATATGTAAATGTTTCTGGCGATACAATGACTGGTGCATTAGAAGTACCAGCAGGTGCAAGCGGCGCACAAGTTCCACGCACAGAAGAAGTAATCACAAGAGCAGGCAGCGAAGAAAACAGACGTATGCTTGACACACTGTATTTGTCAGACCATCCAAATCCAATCGAAGGGTTTGGTACTCCAAATGGCAAAGACGATTTACAAGCTGTAACAAAACTTTATGTTGATACACAAGGTTATAGCAGTGCTACAAACATTTATGTCGCTACCACAGGTGATGATAATCAATCAAGTACTCCAGCAGGACAAGAAGGTAGAGCACCTCAGTATGCATATAAAAGTATAAATGCTGCAATGGCTCGTGCCACAGAAATTATTGAATCTACACCATACGAACCAGGACCATATGTACAAACAATCACGTATGACTTGCAATCTAAAAATACAACAATTAGCGCAGTAAGTGGATACACTGCATGGGGTGGTGGCATTGCCGCAGCAGCAAGTCCAATTGTTACACAAAACATCATAGGACTTCAAGAAGAAGTAGAAGAATATGTAGCAACAAATTTTCCTGATCTAGAATATAATGTTGATACTTGTAAAAGAGATATACAATTAATTATTGATAGTGTCAGACTTGATGTCCTAGCAGGACCAACTGTAAATTATCTTTCACGTTGGGCAGGACTTAGATACAATGCCAACCCAAGTGCTGTAAAGGCAAAAACAACACAATTAGATGCAACTGTTGGTAGTATCGGTCTTGTAAAAAGCAGAATTTTATCTATCTTATCAGATGAATTAACAATTACCTCAGGTGATGCTGTTTATGATGCATATCAAGATAGATTTAATAATGTGTTAGATATTATACAAGGCACTACTGTAGATATAGAAAGCACTGGTACAGGATATGTATTTGATTTCTTAAATGGTACCTATGACAGTGTGGATCAAGGTATCGAAGGCAACAGTGATTTACGTGAAGGTAAATTAATTGTAGGTAAATCAAGTGGTGCAAAAGGTATTATCACAGACTATCGTAGAACAGCAACAGGTACAACAGACAGTATTACAGTAGATCTAGTTGAACCAATTGAATTTGAAACAGGTGAAGAATTAGAATATGGTAACTTAACACGAAATAACCAAGTTACAGTGCGTGTAGAATCAGGCATTTATTACGAACATCTTCCAATTAAATTGCCAGAGAACGTTAGTATCAAAGGTGATGAATTTAGAAGAGTTGTTTTAAGACCAAAACCTGGCGTGTCACAAAGTGTTTGGGCAAACACATATTTTTACAGAGATGCAGTAATTGATGACTTACCTGCTGCATATTCACCAATCAGCACCACAAGTGCAGTTGCAACTGACGCAAGTAGAAGTAATACAGGTTCGCCATATACAATTACAAGTAGTCAGTGGTCATCAAATGGTGCAGGTATTGATGCAGAATTTGAAGTTGCAGTTGATGCAGTAGGTGCAACAACAGTTACAGTAACCAATGAAGGTGATGGATTTGTTGTAGGCGATACAATTACTATTGCTGACACTGCATTGGGTAGTGGTGGTGCAGCCGATGTAACATTTACTGTAACAGCAACAGGTGGCGGTACAACCTTTGTCCACCCAATCAGTGGCAAAAATGGTAAGTATGGTTATCACTATCTTGCTGATCCTAGTACACCAGTAAATGTAGGAAGTTTTGGTACAACGAATCCTGGTAACTTTGACCAGGCAGCAAGATTGATTGAATTCAACAAGTTCTTTATTATTGAAGAAACAATTGAATACATTAATGCTACCTATCCTACATTGGTTTATGATCAAGGTAAATGTGAAAGAGACACTGGTTTAATTATTGACGGTATTATCAGTGACTTGAAGTCCGGCGGTAGAGAAGCTACACTTACTAATCAAGGTGCTTACTATGAAGGTGCTGTTAGCGGACAAGAAACAGAAACAGCAGCAGCGATTACAAATCTAAAAACCATTATCGAACACGTTTTGCTCAACGGCGATGTATCAAGCACATACACACCGTTGGGTACAGTTGATCAAATTACTGATGAAGATTACACTGCCGAAGCAGACTCACTAACAAATGCACAACAACTTTGTGACTGTGTTGCATTTGCATTTAATGTTAGCTACAATCCTCCATTGAACAACAGTGAAATGGATGTTTTGTTGTGTAACGATGGTACAATTGTAAGAAACATCACAGTGCAGAGACACGGTGGCTTTATGATGGTGCTGGATCCAGAAGGACAGATTCTTACAAGATCTCCTTATTGCCAAACTGGATCAAGTTTCTCACAATCAAAAGGCACACGTAGAAATTTTGCAGGTGGTCTGTTTATTGACGGTTATGCAGGTAACATGCCTGTTAGTGTTTCTGGTGTGAATAGTGCATTTAACATTAATGTTGTATCTCCAGCAGGCGAAGGTTTGTTTGTTAGACGACCTCCTACTCCGTTTCCATTCTTTTACAACGGTGGCAGATATCAAGTTAACACAATTACAAACTATAACAAAACAACTGGTACTGCAACATTTGTATTAGACGAAACAAGTAACGTTGCTGATAGAGTAATCAGAGAAATTGATGCAATTACACAGGCAAGTCCTGCAGTAATTACATTCACTTCAAATCATCCTTTTAATGATGGTGACAGAATACAAATCAGTAATGTAAATGGTATGACAGAAATCAACGGTGATACAGTTTATGTTAAAACAACAGGTAGTCCAGATACAGTTGAACTTTACACCGATCTTGCCCTAACAAGTGGATATAGCACAGTTACATACACAACCTACACAGGTGGTGGTAATGCTGTGAGTATTGCAGAAGGACAAGGTTGGACCAGTGGTACAGGTGTTGATATCTTTGTACAAAGTGGTGGTAACAGATCAATGCTTGCTAACGACTTTACACAAATCAACGATTTAGGATTTGGTTGTCTTGCTATAAACAACGCATTGTCAGAACTTGTTAGTATGTTCACATACTATTGTCATACAGGTTATCTTGCAGCTGATGGCTCACAGATTCGTAGTATTGCTGGTAACAACAGTTACGGCTTCTTTGGACTAGTTGCCGAAGGTAGTGATCCAGATGAGATTGCAACAGATGTTCAACTTGGTGCTGATATGGTATTCCCTGCTAAAACATTTAGAGCAGATGGATACTTAGACTTTGCAGCAGCAGTTCCTAGCGTAGGAACCATTACAGTAGGACAAACACTTACACAAGGTTTAATTGAACTTACAATCACAGGTATTACACAGGCAAATCCAGCAGTGGTTACAACAAGTGTAGCACACGGACTGTCAAACAGTGATTTTGTAACAATCAATGATGTTGTGGGTATGATAGAAATAAATGGATTACAGTTCTATGTTGATACTGATGGTAGTGGTAGTGCCGGTGGTACATTCACCACAAGTGAATTTGCATTATACACTGATAGTGCATTAACAACAACATATGACAGTACAACTAATACAGCATACAGTAGTGCAGGTGAAGCAGTTAGAGCAGCTAATGCAACTGGTATTGTCAGCTTCTTAGGCGAAGAAAATGCCAGTGGTAATCCTACAAGAATTTATGTGCATAGCACATCAGGTGTGTTTAATACAACTGGAACTTGTACAACACCAACAGCAAGCACAGTAGGCATTCCGAACAACGTAGAAACACTTGATTTAGATGCACCAGAAGATTCACTGTTTATGTACGCATATGACTTGGGTGGTTTCCCAAATAACATCAGTGAAGTTGAAGTGTTCCATGATGTCAATCTTTATCAACCTTATGAGATTACCAATGCTACAGATGCAGAATTTACAATTGGTGGATATTCAATTGAAGTAGATACAGCAGTAGGTGTTACATATGCAGGTAGTGGTACTGGTGCAGTTTTACAAATTAGCAAAATACAAACAGGCGGTGGCACATATCAAGTTAGAGTTGATAATGCAGGAGACGGAAGTCCAGCAAGTTATGTAGCAACTGAGACTATTACAATCCCGGGTAACCTACTAGGTGGTGCTACTCCGGCAAACGATGCAACAGTTACAATCGATGATGCTGATGGCGGTTTGATTACGTCTGCAAGTGTTACTGGTACTCCTAGAGTCGATGATAGTACTCCTATTAAAAGTGGTATTGTCTGGAGATTTAACTTTGGTACTGGACTAGAAGGTACTGCTTCAAACGGTCTTCAACAGGATACACCACATGATACTAGATTAGTTGTTAGACACAAGCAAAACTTCTTAATGGATAGCTTCCCAGCAGAAGACTTGCCAGTGCGTCCGAGTACAGCGTTCCAGTTTATTGACGACACAAGAGATTATACATATCGTACAATTTCATTTAGCAACACTATTACAGACGGTGTTAGTGTTGGCACAGATCAACGTATGGTTACTTTTGATAGTAACTTTAGATACATTGATTTGACATTGGATAGAGGTGCAGCAAATGCATTAGGTGATACTGAAAGTGCATTTTATGCGGCTGCAACAGTGAATCCAAACTACACAGACATTATGGCGGCTCCTACTCCTGCACTAAGCGGTAGTATTACAATGGGTACTACGGCTGCAACAACCAGTACAGATGGTAGTAGATTCCTAGTTATTAGTCCATTAGACGAAACTGACGAAGAAAGAATTCTCAACGCTGATATGATCTTTACCTGGGGTGGTAAAATACACCAAATTGATGGATATGCAGTTTATGATTATCCAGCAGGTGCAGGAACTAGAGAAGTTGGCGTTATTCAAATTTCAGATGTGTCAGGCAGTGACATTAACTTCCCAGCATTAAGTGGAAGTTTGTACGGAGGATTGGGTCTAAGTGCCGAGATATCAGATGGACTTGTGTTAAAAGCAGGTCTCGCACAAGGCGAAAACGCAGAGATCACTGTTAATATTAGTACATGTCGTGCAACAGGACATGATATGCTAGACATTGGTGTTGGTGGTTATAACACTGCTAACTATCCAGAACGTATCTTTGGTGAACCATTTGGTACAAGTGCAATTAGTACAAACGATGCTATCGACAGTGAAGGCTTCAACAGTGCTGCACAAGTACAAGAACGCAACAAAGGGCGTGTGTTCACTGTTATGACTGACCAAGATGGTTTCTTCCGTGTTGGTAGATTCTTTACAGTTGACCAAGGTACTGGTAGTGTTACATTCAACGCTGCACTTGTTCTTACAAACATTGATGGTATTGGTTTTAAACGTGGTGTTCGTGTAAATGAGTTTTCAAACGATGCAACATTTACTGATGCCAAAGGTGACGCAGTTCCTACACAAACAGCAGTTGAAGGATATATCAACGCACGTTTAGGTAGAGACAGAAATGGTACTGCACTAACAACAGGATTAATCCCAACAGGTGGCGGATACATATTTAAACTAGGCGACACAATGGCTGGTACGCTGAACATGGGTTCAAATACACTAACTGGTCTTGCTAACCCAGATCCTGCACAGCCAACTGATGCTGTTAATATTCAGTACTTTGAAGATAACACAGACGAAATCAACGACATCGGTGACGTAACTATAACAGGTACTGGCACAGGCATACGTGGTAACCTGTTGGTATTCAACGGTACTGACCAAGACAGTGAAAACTGTGCTATCACAGGCGACATCGAAGTAACATACGACCCGCTAACACCTAACCAAATTGAAATTGGATTTACAGCAGGCAGTATCACTAACGATGACGTTGCTGCTGATGCTGCAATTGAACAAAGCAAGTTGGATTTACAAGCGGCAGTTACAGCAGCATCGGCGCCAGGCAGCTTTGATCAAAGTCTATTAGGCCTTGCACGTTTTGACAGCGGATCATTTACAGCAACTAATGGTTGGATTGAAATCACAGCAGGCGGAATTGCTAATGCTAAACTAGCAAACGACAGTATTACAATTGGCTCTACTGAAGTTTTCTTAGGTGATACTATTACAAACCTAACTGGCATTGGAACTATTAATCACACTGGTGATATATTAGGCCCAGCAGGAAGCTCACCAGACAATGGTGTTAGCATTGGTAGCAGTGCAAACAGATACAACACTGTATGGGCAAGCACATTTAATGGTACTGCAACAGAAGCACTATACGCTGACTTAGCAGAAAACTACTTAGGCGATGCAGACTATGAACCAGGTACAGTGCTTGTATTTGGCGGTGATGCAGAAGTGACAGTATGTAGTGCTAAAGGTCAAACCAGTGTTGCAGGTGTTGTAACAACTAACCCAGCACACTTGATGAACAGTGCATTAGAAGGTGATCACGTTGTAGGATTAGCACTACAAGGTAGAGTACCATGTAAAGTGATTGGCACTGTAAAGAAAGGCGATATGCTGGTTACAAGTGCCGTACCAGGTTATGCAATAGTGAATAACTCCCCAGGCGTAGGACAAGTGCTTGGTAAAGCAGTTGGTACAAAAGACACCGAAGACAGAGGTGTTGTAGAGATTGTGGTAGGGAGAGTATAATGGCTAAGCAGGTTATCAACGTAGGATCAAGTGCAGGTGATGGTTCAGGAGATGCATTACGTGATGCAATGATAAAAATCAATGCCAACTTTACAGAATTGTATGATGGCATTGTTGTACAAACTATTGTAGGCGAAAACGGAACAACACTAGTTGATATCAGCACAAACAGTGTAAATGCAAATGCATTGACTGGCACAGTGCCAACTGGTGTTGCTACCTGGGCAAACTTGGGTGGCAAGCCTACAAGTGTAGCAGGATTTGGCATTGCTGATGCATACACTATTGCACAAACTGATGCACAGATTGCCAGTGAGATCGATGATTTAAAAATATCACTAGCAGCAGATGGTGGTGACTTAAAAGGTAGTGTGTTTGCTGACGATAGCACATTATTAGTAGATGGTGTAAATGGAACTATACCAGCGGCAAACTTGTCAGGTGCATTACCTGCATTAGATGCCAGTGCTTTAACAAATATCGATGCAGCAAATATCACAGGCAGTTTATCTGGTGTTGCTGTATCTACAGCAGACATTACAGGCTACGGTGTATTCACAGGCACAGAAGAATCATTTGCTACACTGACAGGTGCTACAGGAACAGTTGCACACGATTGTGACAATGGACACATATTCTACCACA